CAACCAAGGTCTGATGGTGACGGGGCCGGCTCGTTCCGGCCCTTTCATCCAACGGAAGGGATGATCCATGATCCTTAAAGCCCTCGATACCCTGCACATCAGCTCGGTCAGCTCCCACAACATCCTGGCCGGCCAGAGCTTCGAGCTCGACGACCATTTCGGCCGACAGCTGATCGAACGCGGGCTTGCGGTCGAGGTCGGCGGGAGTGCGCCGGCCGCTGCTGTCACGCGTAAGTCCGGCTCGACGCACCGCACCAAGGTGGAATGATGTCTGAGATCGTCACGATCGAGCCGCCCCAGGACCGTGCCGTGACGCTCGAAGAGGCACGCCAACAGCTCCGGCTTGATGGCCGCGACGAGGACCTCCTGCTCGGCTCCAAACTGGATGCCGCCCAGGGCGAGCTTGAGCGGCAGACTGGCCTGAAGCTTTGCGAACAGGTCCTCGAACTGCAGCTGGAAGACTGGGAAGACGAAATCACCGTGCCCATCCGGCCCTGCACGGTGGCTGAGGTCCGCTACGCTGCACCCAACAGGGCAACAGTAACCCTACCAGAGACGGACTATGTCGTCCGCCGGCGCCACGGGTTCACCCGCATCCGCCCGGCATCCGGGAAATCCTGGCCGGAAGTGAGTGCAGACGGCCTGATTCAAATCACCCTGTCGGCCGGGTTTGATGAGAACGACCCTGATCTGTCGATCGCCCGCGCCGCGATCCTGGTCAAAACCGCATCACTCTTTGAAAACCGTGAAGGTGCAGCCTGTCTTGCCTTCGATGCGCTCGTGGGTCAGCTCAAATGTCGCTGGATCTAGCCTCGAAGCTCGACACCCGGATCCGGATCGAGCGCAAGTTGGTCACTCGGGACCCGCAATACGGAACCGAACAGGTCACTTGGGGACAGTATGCCTGCGTCTGGGCCGAGGTGAAGGACATTCTCCCGTCCAAGGCTGAGCGCCTGGCCGACAGTATCCAGATCGGCCGCAGGCCTGCGCGTATCCGCATCCGTTATCTAGCGGGTCTTGCAGCGGACATGCGGATCATCATCGATACACGCGTACACCAGATCATTTCCGGCCCGGCCTTGCTGGGCCGGCGTGAGGCCGTGGAGTTCATGGTCGAGGAATATACGAGCGAAGGAGCCGCGACATGACGATCCGGCTCAAGGGCGGCCCTGAATTGCTGCGGCTGCTTGATGAACTGCCCAAGAACCTCGAACGCAACATCATCCGCGGCGGCCTGCGTGCTGGCGCCAAGGTGATCCAGCAACAGGCCAAGGCCAATGTGCCGGTGAAGACCGGGCAATTGAAGCGCGCGATCGGGATCGGCACCCGAACTGATGGCGCCAAGCTCTCGTCCTACGTCAAACTGCGCGGGCGGGGCTCCTATCTCGGCCTGTTCATTGAATATGGCGTCGCGCCGCACCTGATTTCGGTCTCCGAGGCTGACAAGCCGGTGCGCGGGACCCGGCGTGGCCCGCGCAAGGTCGGCATCGGCACGATCAACAAGATGCTGAAGCGCGGCAGCCTCAAAATTGGCGAGAACTTCGTCGGTGCCGTGGTTATGCACCCCGGCCACGCCGCCAAACCGTTTCTTCGCCCCGCTCTCGACCAGAAGGCCGAGGAAGCCGTCAACGCGATGGGGGCTTACATCGCCAACCGCGTGCAGATCGGTGACCTGAAGGCACCGACCCTTGAGGTCGATGACGAATGAACGGGGTCATTGCGGTCCGCTCGCTTCTGGTGGCTGATACCGGGTTGACGGCGCTTGTCCCGGTTGCGCGGATCGCCGCTGGAATGCTGCCGCAAGGCACGGACTTGCCGGCTATATCGCTGATGTCGGTCAGCAGTGTGGATCGCAACGTTCCTGCGCCAGGCTCCAAGCGCCGGGTAACCGAACGCGTGCAGGTGACGGTGCTGGCGCGGATTTATCCCGAAACCAAAGCCATGCTCGCGGCCATCCGTAAGGCCGCTGCTGACCAGATGCCCGCAATCGACGGGCTCACCGACGTGACCGTCCACACAGATTCCGCCGGACCAGACTTCCTCGATGAGGAGACCGGCATCCACATGCAGACGCAGGATTTCCGCGTCTCATTCAACGAGGCGCGCCTGTAGCCTCACCTTCATAAGGACCCATTGCCATGCCCGTTCGGACTTCCGCCGGCACCACCTTGCGGGTGTCGGCTTTAACGCCTGCTACCTTTGACGCTACTGGCTACAATGCCCTGACCACCACGGTGGTGGGCGAAGTATCCGACCTTGGCGAGTTCGGCCGCGAGTTCAACCTCGTCACCTTCAACCCGGTCGGCAGCCGCGGCGTGGTAAAGAAGAAGGGCAGCTTCAATCAGGGCACGATGCAAATCCAGCTCGGGCTCGATACCGATGATGCCGGCCAGATCTTGCTGAAGTCCGCATCGCTGTCGGACGCCGACCACAGCTTCCTTGTCACCACCCAGAACGGCGACAAGTACTATTTCCAGGCGCAGGTCATGAGCTTCAAGGTCAACGTCGGCTCTGTCGATCAGATCACCACGGCCACCGTGACGCTGGAACTCACCACCAATTCTGCCGGTGTAGGCATTGTTGAGGTCCTGGCGCCTTAAATTGCTGATGGTGCGGATGGCGGGACTCGAACCCGCACGAGGATACCCTCACAAGATTTTAAGTCTCGGGCGTCTACCATTCCGCCACATCCGCGCCGCGACATCGGCATGGTGCGGGCGAAGGGACTCGAACCCCCACGCTGTTCGGCGCCAGAACCTAAATCTGGTGCGTCTACCAATTCCGCCACGCCCGCACTCGGGCTGGCCTTTCCCAGATCATGCCCAAATTGCCAAGGAGAACATGCATGTTCGACATCACGACGCTCGCCGCCACCGATACCTCGACCCTCGAACTGGTGGGCGGCGACGACGCCCCGCTTTTCGACGAGAAGGGCAAGCGCCTCTCGATCACGGTCTACGGCCCGGGCTCGAAGGTCTACCAACGCGCGCAGGCACGTCAGCAGAACCAGCTGATGGACAAGATCAAAAAGCGCGGAAAGATGGATCAGTCCGCTGAGGAGAAGCTCGCCGAACAGGCCGATTTTCTGGCCGCCTGCACGGTCAGCTTCAACGGCTTCACCTATCCGCCCGCTGAGGGGCTGGAAGGCCAGGAGCTGTTCCGCAAGGCCTATGCCGATCCCTCGATCGGGTTCATCGCCACCCAGGTTGCCGCCCATATCAATGACTGGGCAAATTTTACGAAGAGCTCGGGGCAGAGCTGAGCCTCTACGTCCGGCAACTGGCGTGGCTGGGCACGGCGCCCAAGCCGCGCTCACCCAAGCAGGCCAAACCCGACGCTGACACCGATCCGCCGACCCGGCTGCAGCGGATGGTCATCGACGATCTTACCCCCGACTTTCCGCCCATCCGCACCCCATGGGTAATCGATTGGATTATGGAAGTGGGCCCAACCGATCCCGGCGCGATGGGCGCAGTCCCCATCTCATGGGCCACTATCGGCCAGTGGCAGCACTGCATGGGGCTCGACCTTCCGCCTTGGCTGGTGCGCCTGCTGCGGCGCCTTTCGGTCGAATTCGTCGCGGAAACTGTCCGCGCCCGCGAGCCGGATTGTCCGCCGCCATGGACTGCCACCTCCGTCCTCAACCGCGATGAAGTGTCCCGCAAAGTGTCCAACGCCTTCCGGGCGCTGATGATGTCGAAGGAGCCAGCAACGTGAAAGCAGGCACCCTCGAAATCGAAATGATCACCAACGTCGCCCGGCTCCAGAAAGAGATGGCTGACATGAAGCGCACGGTGGCAGGCGCGATGGGCGACATGGCAGACAGCGCCTCGCGTGCAGACCGGGCGCTCAATGCGGTCGGAGGCGGCGGTGTCACGCGCATGGGCGGCTCGGCCAAGCTCGCTGGGCACCATGTCCAGAACCTTGTCTTCCAGCTAAACGACATGGTGGTCGGGCTGTTCTCCGGGCAGAAACCGATGACCGTGTTCATGCAGCAGGGCACGCAGATCGGGCAGATCGCAATGCAGGCCGGTGTCGGCATCGGCGGCATGGCCCGGGCGCTGCTCGGGCTTGCCGCCAGTGCTACCGCTGCCGCGCTGACCAACCCTTATCTGCTCGCAGCCGCTACCGCCGCCGGCATCGCGTTTGGCGCATTCAAGCTGTTCCAATCTAGCGTGAAGCAGACGGGCGAGCTCGACCGCTATGCGCAAAGCCTCGGCCTCACCAAGAAGGAAATGGAAAAGCTGGGGCCCGTCGGGATAACCGTCGGCGATATCATGAAGGGGCTTTGGAAGACCGCCTCGGATGGTCTGAACCTTGGTCCTGTATTCTCGACCCTCAAGGACTGGGCGGTCATGGCCTTTGAGGCCGTGATGACGGTTGGCAAATACGCGATCGCCTTCATCTATGCCAGCTGGGTCGGCGGGTTCAACGCGATCCGCGTGACCTGGGCAACATTGCCCAGCGTGGTCGGCGAAGCCGCCGTGGGTGCTGCAAACCTTGCGATCAGCGGGACCGAGTATCTCGCCAACAAAGCGATCGCAGCGCTCAACTGGCTCGCCGAGTGGGTGAATCCGGTGCTCGACCGCGTCGGGCTTGCCACCATCACCCGCATCGAGAGCGTGGCCCTCCCGCGCATGGAAAACAGCTTTGCTGGCTCTACCGCGCGGATGGGTACTCAGGTTCGGGACGAGTTCAGCTCGGCCTTTGGCGATGCCATGGGCATGATGGATGCCTTCTCAGCCAAGTGGCGAGAGAACAGCATTGCCGCAGCCAAGGCTCGGCTAGCGGCCAAGGCGGAGGAGATCCGCGGGGACAAGACCGACAAGGCCGCCAAAGGGCCCAAGACGACCGAAGCCGAACGCGCGCTACGGGCTGCCCGCGACTTTGCTGCCAATCTCGCGCTGGAGACCGCCAAGATCGGCAAGACGCCCATCGAGATCAAACGCATGGAAGTCGCCTTGGCGGCGCTGAAGGCGCCTACCGACGCGGCGCGCATCGCTATTCTCGAAGCCGGTGAAGCCTGGGAGCAGGCCACCCGCGCTTTTGCTTCATCCGAGTTCCTGCGCCAGGCAGTCGGCCCGCTCGAACAGCAGGTTGCCCTGCTTGGCCAGTCCGCGCGGGCGCAGGCAGTCGCCAATCTTGAGGCGGAGCGCGAGCAGATTGTGCTCGAACGCGGCGCTGGAGCCTGGGAACGATATCGGGCCGCGCGCACCCGCCTGATGGAGGCTGACTTTGCCCAAACGGATCAGGAACATTTCCTCGCAAGCCTCGATGACATGGTCTCGGCCACCGAAGCTGCGGCTCAGGGCATGGCCGATGCTTTCGGTTCAGTTGGCGGCGCGATTGGCGGCATCACCGTCGAGATCACCCGTTTTGCCTCTGCGCAGGTAGCCGCTGCTAGCCGCGTCGCCGACGCCGAGCGTGAATATGGGAGGTCCTCGTTCCAGTACGCGGACGCGCGCACGGCGCAAGCCTCGGCCGATATCAATCACTATGGAAACCTCGCCTCGGCGGCGAAGGGCTTCTTCAAGGAAGGCTCCGACGGCTTCAAAGCCATGGCATCCGCTGAAAAGGTCTTCCGCGCCTTTGAACTGGCGATCGCCATCAAGAACGCTGCTGTGAAAATAGGCCTGATCGGCGCGCAGACAGCCGCTAAGGTCACTTCGGATACGGCCATGGCGGTGTCCGACACCGCGCGGGCCGGCGTCGAACAGGGCAACTCGATTATTACAACGGGCATCAAGGCGGTTGAAGCCGTGGTCAACGCCATTCGCTCGCTGCCTTTCCCGCTCAACATTGCCGCCGGTGCGGTCACCGCAGGCGTCATCGCCTCGCTCGGCATCGCAATTGGCGGTGCCTTTGGTGGCGGCGGGGCCAAGCCTAAGCCTGCCAATGATGGAACCAGTACAGTCTTCGGCGACAGCACGGCCAAATCGGAGAGCATTGCCAAGGCTATCGATCATCTGCGCGAGGTCGACACGCTGACCATGCGCTATTCCGCTGCGATGCTGACTTCGCTGAAAAGCATTGAGGCCAGCATTGGCGGGCTTACCAACCTCATCATCCGCACCAATGGCATGGAGTGGTCTGCCGCCGGCATCCAGACCGGCACCAAACTCACCGGGCTTTTGGGCACGGCCAATTCGATGCTGACTGGCATCTCCAACTTTGCCAGCGGCAAGACAGGCTCGCTGATTGGTGCCGGCATCGGGATGGCGATCGCGGGGCCGATTGGCGCTGCCATTGGCTTCTTGGGCGCCAAGCTGCTGGGCGGTCTGGGCAAGGTCCTTGGCAGCATCGTCACAGCTCTGTTTGGCACCAAGACCAGCATCGTCGGCCAGGGCATTTATGGCGGCGCGCAGTCGCTCGGTTCGATCATGTCGGGCGGTTTTGACGCGAGCTATTATTCTGACGTCAAGAAGACCAAGAAGTTCCTCGGGATCAGTACAGGCTCGAGCTACGGCGTCCAGTACACCGCGGCTGACGCCGAACTCGAGCGCCAGTTCAGCCTGATCTTCGAAGGCTTCTACGGCGCGATCTCGGCGGCTGCCGGCCCGCTGGGAATGTCGCTTGGCGAGGTGCAGTCGCGCCTTTCCGGGTTTGTGGTCAACATCGGCAAGATCGATTTGAAGGGCCTGACCGGGGCCGAGATCCAGGAAAAGCTGACCGCAGTCTTTGGCGCGGCCGCGGACAATCTCGCCCGCACTGCGGTGCCAGGGCTCGAGCAGTTCCAAAAGGTTGGTGAAGGCTATTTCGAGACGCTGGTACGCATTGCCTCCAGCATCGAAGCGGTGACCACTACGCTCAGCCTTCTGGGCACC